TCGATAACTTCCCATAGTGCGTCAGCTTGATCCCTCCCAGGATTAGATTTCAAGAGACAGTCACGCACCAAAGTTAACTCAACGGTAGTTAATCCTTTTGCCATTTGCAAGCACCTTTCTTTGGGTGCTTCACCCTAGTGCTTGGTGATGTGTTCCGTCAACCGATCAGAAACCTTATCCACCTTGTCTTCGGTACGGTCTTGCGCCCTACGCATCAAACGCAACATAGCCATGACGGTGTCATGGTCTTTACGGTTCTCTGCTTTGAAACGTTGGATTACTACGGTCAGCAGACCAAAAGCACCAGTAACAGCAGCAGCAAGAACGAGAGCGATCCCAGCATCCACATCAGACTGCTTTACTCGCAAGCCAGTCAAGGACACGCTGAGGCTTCTTGTCTCCGGCGACATAACGCAAATGCCACGGTTCGCTTGGTATTACTTCCCAAGAGAAACCGAACGACACAGCGTTCTTCTTCAACCATTCCAAACGTGGGCCGTTAGCGTTCGCAATATCAATAGCGATACCGAGGTTATGTTTTGATGTGCCAGGCACAGCGAGCATCGCCATACCTTTCTTCAGATACCAAGCTTTACCCTGATAGATGCGAGGCTTCTGCCCTGCAATTACATCTGTGGTGTATCGCTGGAAGAATCCGTACTCTTGAACCGCAAGTGAGCGATATGTGTCCGCAGGGCTTGTTGGGCTAAGGTCGATTCCTTCAGCGTTTGCTGCCGCATCCATCGCCTCATACGCATCTGCTGCACAATGGTGCAACATTCCTTTGCCTTCAATCTTGCGAAGAAGTTTCGGTGCAAGTTCACCAGGCTTCGCGTTCTTCAGACATGAGCAAAGGACAACAGGGATGATCGGTAGATCATTGACCGAAACCTTTTTCTTCATAGCCATTATTCGGCTACTTCAGGCTTCGCCTTCACCGCGCCAGTAAACGCGAGTTCGATTTCTTCTTTGGTAAGTGAACCGTCAACGCTGAAACGCAACAACTTCTCGATCACTTGGGCGCAAGCCATGATGCCAGCGAGAGCAGCCGACTTCCACAGGTCTACACCAATCAAAGCACCACCAGCAACAGCGGCCAATGCGCTTGATCCGAATAGTGCGAAGATGCGGAAGATGATGTTTTGAAGCTTTGCCATGTCTAGTCTTTCTTGGAGAGGGTTAGTGACGAGTGTACCAAAACGACTATTCCGGTTATGAGGGTTGCCTGTCGGAGTGTTGGGCCTGAGAGGGTGATGAGGACCATGCCTGTGCCAGCCCATGTCCATGCGTTGTCTGCTAGGTAGTCCAAGATTTTTCTCATTAGCGTCTGATTCTAGTACCTGCTGCTGCGAGGGTTATCCCTGCTGTGACTGCGATGAGGGTGCGTCGTTCTCCGACTGGGATGGTTGAGCCGGTGGGGGTGTAGTCGTCTAAGCCTTCACCGAAGATGTCAATAGTGTCTTCAAATTCTTCACGGATTTCGGTGGGTGCGGATTCGATTGCTGCGATGAGTTCTTCGGTTTGTGTATCGGAGAGTGCGCCCACGTCTAGGGCTTCAAAGATTTGTTGTGCTTGCTCGGTGCTGATGACGGCTAGGACTTCGGGGCTGGACGCGAGGGCGGTGGCTTGTTCTTCGGTTGGTTCCTCAGCGAGTAGGGATTCAATGACTTGTTCTACTTGTTCTGGGCTGAGTTCGGTTAGGGCTTCTACAAGGGCTTCTGTGGTTTCTGCCTCTGCTATTAGCGATTCCACTTCTTCGTCGCTTAGAGGGGCTTCTAGGGGTGTCTCAGGGGTTTCTAGCAGGGTTGTGTCCACTTCGGGGGGAGTTGTGTCCTCAACTGGTTCGTCTGTAGTGTCGGGGGATGGCTCAGGATATGTTTCATCTGTTGTGGTTGTTTCTTCGGGAAGCGTCGTTTCTGGCGTGGCTTCCTCTGCTGGTATCTCTGTGGTGTCTGTCTCGGTTGGTTCAGGCTCTACAGGAACGGAAGGCTCAACGGGTTCTGGCTCGGATATTTGAGGCTGTGTAACAGGTGTTGGTACTGGCGGTGGTTGTGTTGTGGTCGTCGTTGATTCTGTTGTTGTTGTTTGGGGTACGGAAGAAGTAGTCGTTGACGAAGTGGTGCTAGTTGAGTTCTCCACAGAAGTTGTGGTTTGAGGAACAGTCGTTGAGGTTGTCGTCGTTGTTGACGACGTGGTTGTTGTCGATGTCGTAGAAGTGGTAGTGGTTTCTTGAACTGTCGTAGTAGTCGGGTTGGTGACAGGGACAGTCGTTTCGGGGACAGTAGAAGTAGTAGTCGTCGTTGTCGTTGATGTCGTGGATGTGGTTATAGATGCCCATAACGACAGGTTACTGATTGTGAGATGACCTGGCGCACAGCAGGTGTCAGTCGAATACTGACGGAACGTGAACACATCACCCTCATTCACGGGTACGGACAGTTCACCTGTCGCATTGTTCTGTTGTGTAAGCAAGGTGTACACGCCATTGATGCCGTACTGCGGTGGGTCATACACCCAACCATCGTTCGTTTGATATGCCCAAGTGAAATCAACTGTGTCCACATTTGCGGGGATTGTGGTTTCAATCTTGACCCAATGCGGCTGACCTGCACACCCACCGTTGTTTGGTCCAGTAAGAATGATGGTGTCATCAACTACTTCGACTGAACCTGATGTTGAGCAGGACTGGCTGTATGTCCATTCGCCGACTTCTTCGGCTTTAGCAGGCTTCGCAAAAAGTGCGAACAGTACTGCGGGGATGATGATTAGCCAGCGGGTATTGCGACCCATGCCAGAGTTTCTTCATCCCAAATGAATGACCCCTCTGGTTTTGGTGTTGGTGCTTGCCAATCATTGTTGCTATCGAGCGTCCATGATGCGTATGGTTGTGGTGCTACGAACTGGTCTTTAACAGCGTCATAGGTGTAGCCGATGCCCGCGTATTGTTTGCGGATACGTCCGTTGTAACTGGTTTGAACCCACGTACCACCAAGCAGGTTGTTACACCACTCTGCACCGTTGGCTTCATGTTCGTCAGCGACAACGATTACTCGTAGGACTTTGTTGTTTGAATCTATTTCTGCGAAATGTGCCATGACTTTCCTTATAATACAGACACGGTTGTTGTGCCAGTTGATGTGAATGAATGAATCGTGTAATCACCTGATGTTGTTTTTGTTCCACCAACGATTTGCAAGCCAGAACTTTGAGATGTGATGTAACGGAAAATCACGATACCTGAACCGCCCGCACCGCCAGCACCGCTATTGATGCTAAGCAAACCACCACCACCACCACCACCGGTATTGGCAGTTGCAGCAGCCGACGAGTTTCCTCCACCGCCAGAACCGCCAGTAGAAGAACCACCAAATCTTGCACCACCGCCACCACCGCCACGGGCTATTGATGTCCCAGTAATAGAAGAAGAAAGACCAGCACCACCATTACTTGTAGTCGATGCGCCAGCACCAACCGCACTTGCACCGCCACCACCACCCGCAAGGAACGACCCAGAAGAAGATGAGCCACCCGCAAATCCTTGATTCGATGTCCCAGAACCGCCAGTACGTACTGTTTGATCTCCCGAACCACCACCACCCGAACCGCCAGCAGTACCGTTTTGGTTTGTAGTACCACCACGACCACCGCCAGTGGACGTAAAACTAACAAAAGACGAATCGGAACCACTTGTATTGGATGCACCACCAGCTCCAACAACAACCGTATATGTGCCAGCACCAATACTAATTGCGGAACGGTCCTCTAGAGTTCCACCACCACCAGTTGATTCTCCAATAACAGATGACCGATAACCGCCAGCACCACCACCGCCACCAGTATTTCCTGACTGATCGGAACCACCTCCACCGCCACCCGCAATAATCAGATACTCAATAGCAACAGAACGTGTAGCAGGATTATCGTTACGAACATACTTGCTGACTTTTGTTCTACCGCCACGCATCAGCCCACCGTCACAGTCGTAGCACCAGTCGAAGTAAACGAATGAATCGTGTACCCACCCGAAGTTGTTATCGTTCCACCGCTAACAGAAACACCTGCTTGTGCTGCATCTGCTGTTAGGTAACGCAAAATCACAATACCCGAACCACCGATACCGCCAGCCTGACTGCTTTGACTCGCACCACCACCACCGCCACCACCCGTGTTTACTGTTCCTGCCGTTCCAGGTACGTTTGCTGGTGCGCCTGCACCACCACCACCAGAACCACCAGCACCACCACCATTGTCAGCCGCACCACCACCACCGCCAGCGCGGGTAACAGATGTTCCCGTAATGGACGACGCAACACCAGCACCACCTGGGCCACCAATAATTCCTGCTGAACCATTACCACCAACAGCACTAGCACCGCCACCACCACCAGAAGCATAAGTACCGGGGTTGTTTCCACCAGCAAAACCCTGACCAGTTGTTCCCGCTGCACCCGAAGAAGATGCAAGACTTCC